ACCAAGCTTACCAGAAACTACAGATACGCGTCCAACTTTTCCAAGAACGCCAGTTCCGTCACCGTGAAGAGCACGAGCTTGTGCTTTCTTAATTACGTCAATCTTTGCTTGAAGTTCTACTTCAAATGGGTTTCCAACATATTTCTTATCTGCCTTTTTGATACGATCCCAAACAATGCTATCGATTTCGATAGTTGTCTGCAGCTGCTTCATGTAAGCAGTTACTTCTTGTGTAGTTACAGCGTCAGCGCTTGGGAAAGCAACTGCGCCTGCACCTTGCTGCTGCCACTTGTGTGCATTAATACCAAGAGCAGTTAAAAGAAGATATTGGTAGGTTCTTTCAGTTGTAGCCGAGCCATTCTTCATGTCGACAAGGACGTTGTCGAAGTCAGCGTAGGTTCGGTTCATTTGGCTTGTGAAGCCTTTGCTAAAAAGCACCTGGGCAACATTACCCAGAGACACGTTTAACATGTCATTAGAAATTGAATACGTCATGATGTTTCTCCATAATTAGTTAGCTAAAGCTGCGCCCGTCATGGACGCCTTCTACTATTATACAATAAGTGTTAGTTAGAAAGGAAGGAATTTTTGTTTACGGGAGGTGCCTTCCAAGGCAGCTCACACTTGCCGTCCGAAGAGGGCACGTAACGTAGCAGAAATACTTCCCTTATGTTCATCTGCAAGTTGCTCTAAACTTTGTGGAGTTGTCTTAACCCCTGAAACAGACTTGGCTTGGGCAGCTAAGGTGGCGGCATCGCTTTGTTTTGAGAGGGCGGCTTTAGTTGCAGCTTCAATTTGAGTTTTAAAAGCATCAGCAAAATCAGCTGACTCTTCCTCAAAGAGCGCATTTATCACCTTCCCTGGAACCATGTGTGCGTCAATCTTCTTTTCCTGCACATACTCGTTAAGCCTCATCCTAACTCGTTCCCAAACATAACTGTCGAATTTCTTTTCCTTAGCTTCGTCCCCAAGTTTTCCCTGGAAGCTTACTTTCTCATGTGCTGATAGTATTTTACCCTCAAGCACTTCCCTGTTAGCGGATTCTTTTTCGCTCTGTATTCTTTCTTGTTGTTCCTTAAGCAGCTTTTCAGCTTGCTCCGCCCTGGTTCTAATCCTTTCATTCTCTTCTTCGCGTTCGATGATTTTAAGCTCATCTTCCGTAGCGTTATATTTTCGAATGGCGGTTTCAATGAGCTTTTGCTCATGCTTTGTGTACGCCCCTTCTTCTCCCGCTAGCGCGTCGAAAAGTCCTTGAATTCCCTTTGTCTTGAATACAGATTCAATCTGATCCCACTTGCTTCCTTTTTTGGAGACTTCCTCCATCTGTTTCTTTAATTGGTCTCGTTCAGAAAATGCTTTTCTCATTCCCTTCTTAGCATCGAGTTCGGCCTTAAGGTAGTCTTTTGCAGCCTTCTCTACCTTATACTTCTTGCCTTCATACTCTATTTCCTCGGCAGCTTCCTGTGCCGCTTGGCTCTGTGCGCTTCTCTCCGCATTTGCTTGAGCAAGCCCTTCATCCAAGATTGGGTTTCCTTGCTCTTGCTTAGGCTCTCCTGAACCCGAAAGCATTTCATTTAGCATTGCGTTGAGGCTAGAGCCTCCTTCTGACGAGCTATTGCTCTGTTGAACCACTTCCATAATGTCTCCTTATACTCGCGTCCTTATGGTAGGATAGCGAAGGTTTATAAAGCTTTCATTCGGCCAAGCGAAATGCAAGGATGGAACTAAACTTTATATATAGCATAGTGCAAAAGCACTAATTTTGTCAAGAAAATTTATAGTCCTAGAGGAGGCAGAGCGCCGACCGGAGCCGCTTCGGGCGGCATCCCTGGAACCACCTGTCCCGGCATTGGGGCTGGAGCCGCAGGCTGGGCAGGGGCCCCTGCTCCTTGTAGGAGCTTCGCCTCTTCAGCTGGCATCCCAGCTCTTTCAATTAAATGCTTTCTAATGTTTGTCTTAGCGAGCACATCTAACTGCTTAAACTCCTGTGTCATTATATACTCTTTGCAGAAGATAAGCATATTCTCATGATCTTCAAATAGTTGAGGAGCAATATACTGTTTAGTTGCGGTCATCTCCTCAAAATATTCCCTCTGTCTATTCTTAGCCCTTTCAACCTCATCAAAATAACCGTCAAGGTCGTTAAGCCTCATAAGAGGAAGGAGAGACTTAGGAGGAACCCCTGCCTCTTTGAAGAACGGCATGTAGTTTATAATCTCTTGTCTTCTTGTCATAGGATCGATTGGTAGGGTTGTTCCGTACTCCACTACAATGTCAAACCCTCCATCAATGTCAGCTCCCTTAATGTCCACGGCCTCAAGAGCATTCTCCTTACCAAGCACCATAATAGTACGCTCAACATCCCAATTTTCCCTAATAATGTCAAGATAATCTCTGTAGACATTTTCCGTATCAATGGCAAGCTTATTGAACAATCTCTTACGAATTTGAGAGCCTTGGTTTACGGAATACTGCATGGCGGTTCCAGCCGTCTCTCTTCCTATAATACCAAACATAGAATCGTTAACGCCAGAAAGCTCATCTATTCCAATCTTAAGCATCTCCCTAGTACGAGAAAGGTCTGGGGTCATCTGAGGGGGATTCATATAATAGGGAGGCTGATTACCTGTAATCTTTATGATTTCTTTTGGACTGTTTGTTAAACTTTCAGCCGCAATGTCACAGCTTTCTGGAAGGATGATACGATCGACTGCGTGTACTTCAAGGTTATCTAACATCACAGAGTCAAGCCTGTTAAGAACATCTTGCGCCCTAATAACAAAGTCTAGGAAGGTAAGTCCCCAAACAGAATCAGGATTATCAATGTCGGTGAGCATGTGGTAGGGTAGTCTAGCCTTCTTATGCGTGGGCTTAGGCTCTAATCCCTTTCTTTGTTTTGTTGTTGTAGGTTTTCCAAAAGCATGGGGGTTAGGAAGTATTGGTGTGAAAAGAGTACCATCTTCGGCGCAAATGCAAAAGCGACCAGCATAGCCGTTGTAAGGAAGACCTGTCTCCCAATATTCATAAAGAATGACGACATCATGCTTTTCCGTTCCAGCCTCATCGGTATAATTTTTCTTTCTAAACTGCTCAAGCGCACGAAGCTTCTCCTCATCTAGAAATTTGGAAAGAAGATGACAAGCTGCCTCATAAGGCATCACCTTTCTTTCAAAGACATAGCGGACGTTTTTCCAGTAGTTTGCATCAGCGTCAACATACATGCGCTTTGGAGAGACAACCTCTATCTCAAAGTCCCCTTCCATCTTAAGACTTCCTTCCTCATCACAATAAAGAATTTCTCCAAGCTCAGGATTCCATTTGGTTTTTAGAAAGCCAGATCCATAATGAAGCGTATCATTATTCCTAATGTCATAAACTTCCTGAAGAGAGTATTTTCTAAGAGCATGGCGGGTAAGTCTATTACCTGCATTGGTGCGCCTAATGTCGTCGGCATCACTACTGGAGGGCTTTACGCTGACGGTGGGAGCGTTTGTGCTAAGCTGGCTGTGGATGAATCGTAGGTTTTTGGAGGCATATAACACTGCCACTTCGGAAGGGGTGTTGTCCACATCCTCAGTGTGACCTGTAGAGACAACGCTTCCTCCGCTAGAAGGCATAACTGCGCTTTGTCCCTGTCTCGCTGATACTTTGTAGAAGGTACTATCTATAATTTCCCAACGAGCCTCAGCGTCTCTTCGGGCCTTCTTGGCTGCATCTAGGCGTTCCTTAAGCTCTTTCTTTGGATTATCCCACACATTAATCTTTGTAGCCAAGGTGTTTTCTCCTATTGTCTTATCGCCGCAATCTACGCCTAACGCCGATGCGCAGACGATTGCTGGGTTTTGCTGTAGCCGCTGCTCTCTTTTGCCTCTCATGCTCTTGCATGAGATACATGTCCCGAGGGACATTTATCAGCTGTTTGTCGTCGGGAGGACGTAAATCATTGAAATATTGAGCACAGTCTGCTGTATGATAGTGTTGATGTTGAACAATGTTTCCCGCCTCATTATATCGCATACTTATGAGTTCATCGAACAACACCTTTCCACCATCCCTCGTAATTAATATTTTACCCGAAGAGAGGGATTCCTGCAAGTTTTTAATTAGATCTTCCTTGCGCTGCACTTTGTTGAATGGTCTTAGATAGCTAAGCCCATACATCTCCTTAGCTGTGGTGTAAAACCATGGCATTGTATCTGCTATTCTTCTAATTATGTTAAGCTCATATCCTTCCCTAAATACTTTTTCCACAAGAGCTCTAGGAGAATTGTCCTGACCGCCCCTTATATACATAGCCTTAACACAATACCATACGTTATTGCTGGGGTTTTGTGCCCAATAGGTGAGGCCAGTTACTCCAGTCCCAGCAGGGTCCACCACCTCTACATGCCTCCAAGACTTAGAATAGGACGAGGGAAGATCGACAAGGGTTTTCTCTGGATCAACATAGAACACAGTCTCATCCGAGGCCGACCATTCTCCATAGTAGCGGGTGCGACGCGCAGCCTCGCTCATAAGAGCCATGGCCTGTTCAATTTGCTTCTTCTTCTCAGGCTTTAGATTTTCTGGATTGTCCCAAACTGTCCATTTATATTTCCTACTAAGAGGAGCCACTGCGTTCTCTACCGCATTTTGAAGCTCTAGGTTTCGAATTAGAGGGGTAAACGCCACTGTCATATAGCCATCGTAAGCGTCGGTACGAAAGAGTAGTTCAGTGAAAGCTCCATAGTCAGATGGCATCTCATCGAGAAGTACATAATGGGCACGATAACCTTGCAGCTGTTTTCTCATCTCATCCGAACCAGAACCATGGACAAGAAATACAATCTCATCTGAAGTTTTCATATTATAGACAGACTGAACATGCCCAGATATGGTGCGCTCTTTCCAATCTTCCTTATTCATAAGAAGAGGCTTAATCTTTCTTTCCCATATTTCTTTAGAGATTAGAGATCTCGACTGTCCCACAATAATCATAAGAAGCGGACCAGAACCCCAAACTTTCGGACGAGTCCAGGATGGGTGAGTGCCTTCAAGTATCCATGCCATTTCCCGACACCCTGCGGTGGTCTTCCCGACCTGATTGGCTGCAACTATGTATCTTATCTTGATTTTTCCAATATCGTTTAGAAATTCCTGCTGCTTTGGGGAGGGACGGGAATCTAAATCTCTAGCATCATAACACTCTACAAGCTTGTTACGCTCTAACCGTTTTAAGGCGGACACTGCTAAGCGTGGATCGATTGCCATACTTACTCCGCTGTTGGCGAGTTCTTCTTAAGATATCTCAGAGCTTTCGCTCTAAGCTTCGGAGGGGTTTCCTCCGAATGAATTAGCTCTAAAAGCTCATCAACATCAAGCTCGGAAAATACAATTGGACGGGAAGGCATACTAAATCCTTTAAGGCTTAGTAGAATTGGTGAGGTTTAATGCTTGAGATAGTTGCCTTATCCCCTGCATTATCCTGAGTGAGTACAACTCTCATTCTTCCAGAGACAGGAATCACTGCTTTGAAAGAAGTGTCTGAGTTTATTAAAAACACCTGAGTGCTAGCTGCGGTGAAGGCTGCTGACTGAAGAGTAACCCAAGCCCCACCGGAATACTGCTGAAGGATGAGGGTTTGTGTTCCTACGTGAGTTGCGGCAGATACAACCACTTCTACCCTAACCATCGTAGGATCGCCAAAATGTGCCCACTCATGACTGACTGGAAGAGCTGTCACTACTCCAGAGGTCTCTGTTGTTACTTTCACTTCTTCCGTTGCTTGCCATCTCATGTGAATGTTCCCTTCATTGTTATGCTGAGCGGGAACACCGGAAGGGGGAACCTTCCTTTCACACGCTCAGACGCCGCTATGGCTTTGTGTTTATTTCCTATAACATTTCTTGCCAACCCAGCGAACCTCGGCTAGCTCTTTATTATCTATTGTAATCTGACAGAGCTTTTTTAGCAAGGGTTTTGTTAAATCAAATTCAAGTGTCGAATTTATAT